TAGAATCAATTTACTCATTGGTTGTAGGGTTCAGTAACGTTAGACTTGTCAGAGAAATGCAAGAGAAGCAGACCGTAGTGAAGGATCTTGACGATATCACGACGGGCAGTGCCCTTCTTGTCATACCGAGAAGCATACTTGAGGATGTTGCTACGGCAGAATGCCTCTGCATCACCACATGCTTCGATCAGGTCTAACGTTTGAATGCTGTCGTTACCAGCAGAATAGTGTTGTTCATAAGTTGCAGAAATGTAATCACGTAGCTCCTTTAACAGAGCATCTTCATTATATTTGAAAGTCATGCTTGATAGATGTACTCCAGTTGATTATGATAGCACCTCTCAACGGATCCGTCAAGGGTCTGAACATAGAGTTCCAGACCCGTACCGCCGAGGATTTTGACTGACTTCCCAGTCTTCAGCATTGCAATGCTACCGATGTAATTATGCATCTTGGTCAGGTGATTCGGCATTCTCATCAATTTTGTCGTAGAGTTCAATAAAGGACGTTTTGGTTTCTTCGTCGAAACGATTGGTGCAAACTTCGATAGACTTCATACGCTTACCGAAGATCTTGTACGCTTGGACAATGTGGACCAGGCGGCGAGTGCTGATCACCTCATCGATACCACCATCACGAAAGGTCTTGCGAATGATGTCTGCCCAGTCTACCAGTTTGGTGACGAACTCATCATCTTCACAGAGTTTTGAAAGGATCTTCGATTCAACAGCAGGAGTAGGATACTCTTGCTCGAAGGTGATTGGGAAACGCTCAAGGAATGCTTCGTTCAGAACGTTGGTGCCAATGAAGCGACCGTCATCAGAACCCTTACCCTTGGTGTTTGCAGTGGCAACCACAGTGAATCCATCAGTAGGTTGAATGAACTTACCAATCTTTTTCAGAAAGATTCCCTTTCCTTCGAGCACGGATTGTAGACAAAGGATTTTGCTGGAGGCAAGGTCAATCTCGTCAAGGAGCAGGACCGCACCGCGTTGTAACGCTTCGATGACTGGACCGTTATGCCATACAGTGTTGCCGTCCACAAGACGAAACCCACCAATAAGATCGTCTTCATCAGTTTCTACAGTAATGTTTACACGAATCAGTTCCCGTCCGAGTTGAGCACACGCTTGCTCGATACCGAACGTTTTACCATTGCCCGAGAGACCCGTGATAAACGCAGGGTAGAAGAGACGGGACTTAATAATTTTTTTAATATCAGCGAAATCACCAAACTGGACGAAGGTATCATCTTTCTGGGGGATAAGGTTGAGTTCTACTGCAGGTTCTGCAGCGGGTGCATTATATTGTACTTCAATTTGCTCGGCAGTGAGACTCCACTTACCATATCCGACCTTGTATTGATCAAGGCGTTTGCAGATGGTGGGGTAGGAGACTCCAAACTCATCAGCAGCTTTCAGAACTGCTTGACTACCAAACTCATTGCCAAAGTTATCGGAGAGATACTGGGTGAGGACAACAGGGTCGATGTTAGCGGAACGAGGCATTGGTCTTTGTGTCGATGAACTTATTATAGGGCATGATGCCCCTGAAACCAGGGGCAGTGGACGGTTTTTTAGGCGACCATATCGACAAAGGAGGACAAGATTTTCTTGTTCGTAGTCTTTGCCTTCAACATAGTCTTGAATGCCTTGGCGATCTGTGCCTTGGTAGCATCTTCCTTGACTTCAAACTCGGAAGATTGATTGACTGAAGTAGATGCAATCAGGTACAGGGACTGGAATCCAAGTTGCTTGGTGAAGACGAAAGACTTATCCTTTCGCCACTTCTTAAGAACGTTGTCGGCAGTTTCATTGTATGTATTTCGATACAAGTAAGAAAAATCACCACCAGTCAGGATTCTGAAACCAAGGAAGTTCACGTCAGGATAGTTTTGACGCAAGTTCTCAAGCAAAAGAGTGGTGATATTGTCATTGAAATTAGAACTAACAGAGCGAGAAACGTGTCCAGTCTTACGATCACGCAGTCGAACGTCATGAGACACAGCACGTTGACCCCAGTAGCAGTGACGACCTTCAGCTTTGATAGAAACATTGTAGCTGATGTTGTTTGACTCACCATCAGTCAGAATCACAGTGTTGATCTTCTGAACACCAGTCATTTTCTTGAACATGGGGATGATTTCATGCAAAGAAATGATTGATTCGTTCAATGGAGTGCCACTCAAGTCCAAACCAGCAGGTGTAGTGACACCATACATGTTCATGAAGTAACTGATGCTGAACAGATTGCAGCACTGACGATCAAAATTCTTGGTGTTGGCACGAGATGACAGCACATTCAGGAGAGAAAACCGCTTGTGGAAAACTAATTTGTTCTCCTCACGGACACATTTCTCTTCCACGATTGTCGGGTCATAGTCATGCTCATCTGGGTCAAGGAAGCGACGGTGCCACTCATATGTGAAGGCATAAACCTCAAAAGGAATGTTTACCTTGCGACAGAACCACACCAGGGACAGCAATTGCTTGATTGTGTCCTGAAGATAGTTCGACATGGACCCAGACCAGTCAAGAATGAAGATCATTCCATGGTTTTTACCGTCAGGAAGGATAGAAATCTTCTTGAACAGGTCCTCATTGTACTTGTATTGGTGCAGTTTTGCTGTATCAAGCACACCAGTACGTGCAGTTGTAGTGCGAGCATGAGAGTCTGCTGCCTTCTTACACTCAAACTCTTTGACCAGGTAACCTACCTCTTTCGCTGCTGATTTCTTGTACTCATTGTACTTGTTAGTGACAAATCCGATGGGATCATCGTAACGATTGTGTGCATTTTCAGCATAGTGTGCCTCAATGTGCTTCTGAAGCACTGCGTGGTCCACAATAATCTGGTCGATGTTCATCGTAGGAATCTCAACGTACACAGGATCAGAATGATACGGTGCATTTTCGACTAGATCTTGGACCTTTTCATCGAAAGAACGTTGAGTTTCAGCAGTGTCACCACCAGCAGAACCACCAGCTGCTACTTCACCCTCTCCTAGTTCACCTTGATCATTGTCAGGTTGCTGCACAGATTGTGCGCCATCGTTACTTGGAGTATCACTGGGTTGCTTGGATTCTTGTGACTCAACCTTCTCCATAGTGCCTTGAGCAGCACCAGATTGTGGATCTACAGGTGCATCTACGTGCTTTTCCTGCTGGGAATAGGCATAGATCTCCTGACAGACAGCAATAACGTCGTCAAAAGTCTCACAATTCTCCACTTTCTTCACCATCACACGCTCCTCATCACTGAAAGGCATGGCAGAGAAGGCACCAATCTTGCAGTGGAGATTGATACGGTCGATGAAAGAGATGTTATCCAGTGCTTCATCGTTGATCGAGAAGAAGTCTTGGTTGTCGAGTTCTTGGTAACCTTTGAAGAAAGTCTTGGACAAACCAGGGTATTTTCTCTTCATTAGTTTCTCGATGCGAGCATCTTCCACCACGTTGACATAATCCTTGGGCACCTTTGCTACCTCTGCCCAGTCAATGTTGGGTGTGTAGAGGGCATGACCGACCTCATGACCCACCAGCAGGTCGTAGACGCTGTTAGAAGCGTTCCAGATGGGCAGGGTAAGGACACGAGTGTCAACATTGAAGGACGCTGTGGGGACCTTACGATGCTCAACCACGAGGTTCTCTGTAGCGAGTAGGCGAGCGAGGTTACCTTTGATTTCTGCGGTGTTCATCGGTCTCTTGCGTTGATGCACATAGTATATACAAAAAAAGGGTGCCCGAAGGCACCCCTAGACCGCTTCTGCAAGTGTCTCCTTGACGACGGAGAAGTTCTTGACCTTCTCACACACGAGAGTTCTGTCGAATTTCCCCTCCAAACTCTCCTTGTGACTGATGACGAACACGTTTGTATTGTCATCGAAGTTGCGTAGGATCCAACCTAGTTCACCAGTGCCGTTGTTGTCAAGAGAACCATCAAAGATTTCATCGAGGATAAGGATGTTAGTGTCAACGCTATTCTTAAGTTTAGCGATAGAACGCCAAGTAAGCAGCAGAGCAATATCAATACGAGCTTTCTCTCCCTCGGAGAAAGATTCGTAAGAAAAGATATCCCTAAACCGCGACTTGATCGTTTCCTCAAAGTTCTCATTCAATGCGAAGTTGATGTAGAAGTCCATGTTCTGAAGATACTGGTTGATGAGTTTGTTCATCACTGGCAAGTATCTCTTGATGATTCTGGTTTTGATACCATTATCTTTCAGGAGATGAGATGCTGCTAGCAAAGTGTCTCTATCTTTTTTGACGAGGGCAATTTGCTTCTTCAGGTTATCACGTTCTTCCAACAAGTATTTTAACTTCTCTTCTTCCTCGGAGTTATCATCTTTGGAATTTTGTAATGTTTCTACATCTGTCATCAGTTGCCTGACGTTCTTATTGATGCGTGTAACAGTAGCATTGTGACCAGCAATCTTCTGCTGGATGTCATTCAACTCCTTGCTTTTGACCAGGTGTTGTTCACTTCTCTCTTGCTCATCGAGAATGTTGCATCGAAGTTCTTCGATAGCGAGGACAAGTTCTTTGACTTGACTTCTAATGATACCTGATTTGTTTTCTTTAACTTCTTTAGATATAGATTGACTACACGTAGGACATGTGTCGTTCTCCTCAAAAAACTCGTGCTGTTTCTTGTAAGTCGTACATTTGTTTGTAAGTTTTCCTTTCAAGTTGTTTAAAGTCAGGAGTTTCTTGTTCGCGCTTTCTAAACCACTTAAATCTTCATAAAGTTTTTCACTTTCTTCATGAAGTTTGGATACGGATCCTTGACAAATCTCTTCTTCTCCTAACAATTTGTCAATGTACTGCTGCTTCTCTTTGATCAGGGACTCATCACGAGTGGACAACTGATCAATCAACCGACGTTGCATGTCAATCTTTTGATCTGCCATGTCACAACTGTAATCAACCTCTCTCATCTCTTCAGTAGAAGATTTCATCTTATCTTTGAGAGCGATGTTCATCATCGAGAAGATCTGGATGTCCAGGATGTCTTCAATAATTTCTCTACGCTGTGCTAGAGGCAGTCGCATGAACGGAACGAACGTTGACGAACCTAGCACAACGATTTGAGTGAACGACTTATAGTTCATCTTCAGGATGTTCTGTTCCAGATGCTTCTGATAGTCAGCAGCATTACTGGACTGATCTAGCATTGCCCCATTCTGCCAGATCTCGAACTTCGCTGGTTTGATACCACGCTTGACGACAAATTCGTTAGGACCGATCTTGAATTCGATCTCCACCATACAATCCTTTTCATTGACGCTGTTGACCAGCATCGGTTTGTTCACTTTACGAAAAGGTTTACTAAACAAAGAAAAGGTAAGGGCATCCAAAATGGTGCTCTTACCCGCTCCGTTAGTACCAATGATAAGATTGGTTTTGTTGGCAGTCAGATCGACTTCAGTAAAGGTGTTGCCAGTAGAAAGAAAATTCTTCCAGCGAACTTTTTCAAACGTAATCATGGAAATTCGTCAGGGGGTATAATGAAGTCGTCCACTGTGATTATAGCATACTTTTGATCTCTCTGCTCGCATGCTCCTACTATTAAATTCTTGTCTATTTCTACCAATGCTAACTGCAGTCCAGTCTCACACTCGGTCAACTGAATGGCATAACGCTCACAGTCATCCAACTCATCAAAGATCGGCACAACGTGGTCTCCACTATCTCTATCGACTATAGAGAACACACCTTCTGGCTTGTCCTTGAGAGTTAAGATGTAAGACATTAGACCATCTCGCAACTTTCAATATATAGCGATCTCATCAGTTTCTTCAGGTCAGATTTCTCTACGGTCATCTCTACCTCATCGATGTACTCATTGAGTAATGTCAGTGTGTCTTTGACTTCCAGGTCTGGTTCCTCTACGTTGTCTTCATCAACCAGAGTCTCTACAACTTTGATGTCATGCACACCTGCATTGTACAGGTTTTCCACAACCTTCTCAAACTTGTAGTAGTCACGCTTCTCTTCCACAACCAGTTTGACAAAGGTATCTTTGTACTCGGTGTAGTCTAGAACCATGTCCTTATCTACATCGTTGTAGAAGACCTTCTTGAAGATGTCATATGGATTCTTGACCATGCGAAGTTTGTTTGTTGCTGGTTCGTAGAGATGGAATCCACGTTGGTCAGCGTAATCATTCCAGAACATCTGGTAAGGATTGCCAAGGTATGTGATGTTACCCTTGCTTGACTTGTGGTGAAAGTGACCAGAGAAGACTTGCTTGAAGTTCTTATAGACCTTGGGGTCCATACCGTGCTCCATCTTCATGCCTGGTGTCACTTCAAACCCATCAAGTTCAAGGTGACCCATCACAATTTTCGCATCTGTCTGCTGGAGATGTTCCATCGTGGACGCTTCGTTCTCCCTATTGATCCAAGGGACAAAACAAATTCTCGTGCCCTCAATAGTAACAGTACACACCTCATCGTACACACGAATATTGTCATAGTTACCTAGCAGCAGGTCAGGAGAGTTGATGGAGTTTGTATTCTTGTAGTACACACAGTGGTTACCCAGGATTGTGTGTACAGTGATACCCATCTCTTCTAGGCGATCAAAGTAGTGAGCACGGATCCTGTTCCAGACATTGAAGTCAATTGCTTTGCGGTTATCAAACGTGTCACCTAGATCGATGATCTCTTTGATTCCTTTCTTTTCTAGTGTAGGGAAGAACACATCCTCATAGAACTTGAGGAAGTAATTCCAGAATGCCTGACTACCCTTACGACCATCGAGATGTTGATCAGTAATAAGTGCAATAGTCATCTGTTCATTCTTGTTTCAATGTTTTCTTTAATGCTACCCATGTCGGAGTAAGAGGCATTCATGCCTGCCATGTCACCATCATACGTGTCTGTGTGCATGATCTCCTGGTGTCCAGACTTCTCTAGGATCTTACTCTTGATCTCTAACTGACGCTTCTCTTTCTGAATGCGACGAAGGAAAGCATAGTAGATGATCTGGGTGAAGTAAGCAAACGGGTTAGAAGATTTCTCTGGATCGAAGTTAAGGATGTACTGAATACAGTTCTCCACACCATCGCAAATCATGTCCTCTCTGAACATGTAGTTGACAAAGTTTGGTTTGTATGATAGGTGTGTAGCAATCTTGGAGAAGCAATCACCTAGGTATTCATAACATCGTTTAAACTTGACCGTTGTTCTTCTATCTCTATGGGTACGGTAGTACCTGATAGATTCAAGGTATGACTTATGTCCCAGACGTTCACCATCCAGGAAGAAATCCCGCAACAGAATCACGGCAGCAAGGAACTCCTTGTTGTTTACGTAATACTCTGTCTTTGTTCTGGTTTTCTTCATACCATACCGTTTGCTTCAGACAGTATAGTACAGAATGTACTTAATGTCAACCTCAACACCATTTTCCATAGGGGCTTGACAAATACACCTAACACCTATAGAATAACTCTGTCAAGGGTTCAAGATCATTATAGCTATTAATTAATTACTAACTATTATTAAATAACTTCTCTAATTTTTTCTTTTGATCATTAACATTACCTAGATATCCCATTTCTTTTGACATCTTACTTATAGATGAATCTTGTTCATCACTTAAATGACGTTCATAGAAACCTACTATCCTTTCATCTGACTCTGTTAGAGTCACTACTTGATTCATTTTTATAATGAATAGTTCTTCATAAGAACTAACTACCCAATCACTTAATGAGAATCCTTCTACTAATCTACCATTCCTTTTTTGATTTGCTCTAGTTACTAGTAAAGGTTTCTCTACAAGTAAACAGTCTTCTTCAGTCAAGTAACATACTTTAGCAATAATTTCTTCATTAGATGTTAGTTTTACTGTTGCATAGAATTCGTCTTCCATACTTACCTTAAGTCTATGTTTATAGTTTCGTACTTAAAGTTCTCTTCCTGATATATTGTTACTCTTTCGTAAAGATGTTTCAACGTATAGTTATCTTTACGACCAGAGATATCGTCAGCGATATCATACAGTGTAGCAATATCTTTTCCATCTCCTTTACGTAGGACTCTACCAATTGATTGTAAGTTCCTTACTCTAGATTTGGAAGGAGAAGCAAATACGATGTTATGTAATTTTTTGATGTTGATGCCTGTGGAAAACGTACCGTAAGATGCAATGATGACAGCGTTAGATTCGCATTCTGTGATTGCCCTTACTTGTTCCCTGTCCTCGGTATCAGTACCACCATGGACGAAGAATACTTTTCTGTCGTCACTAATGTAATTATTTATTAGTTCGTATAAAGGGTCACCATGCTTTTCCACATAGTTAAAGAGAACTAATGTGTTGCCTTCAATATCGTTGACAAGATTTTTGATTAGGTTATTTCGCTTCTCATGTGCTACAATGTAGTCCATCTCCTCATGGTAATCAGCGAAGTATTTGTAATCATGTTTACAGACTAGGATCTTGATCCGTAGGTTAGAAAGGAACCCTTTCTTAATAAGCGAATCTGTCTTCGTAACCTGTTCACATGCACCAAACAAACCCTCCAAGACCCACTTATGAGTCTTGCTACCATCGAGGGTCCCTGTGAAACCGAAACGATACTTGGCGTTGTGGAGTTTGGTGAGGATACCTGTGAGTGACTTTGCCTTAAATAAATGTGCTTCGTCACCGATAACACAGTCAATGTCGTCAAAGTATCTTTTGGGAAACTTGTAGATTGATTGCCAGGTTGAAATAACAACTGGTTTATCCGTATTTTTATCCTTGCCAGAGTATATGGTGTGACAGAATTCGTCTGCATTCCATCCATAGTCCTTAAAATCCTTTATCATTTGTTCTACCAAAGAAGTCGTAGGAACGATCAGTAGAATCTTCTTACCCGCCGATGCATAATAGCGAACGATGGAATAAATCATAAGGGATTTACCAGATCCTGTCGGTGACAAAAATAACCCTCTGTTATTCTTGAGCGCCTTGTACACAGTCATGTACTGATAATCTCTAGGCTTATACTTACAGATATGTTTCATGTAATCTGCAACAGCAGGGGGAGAAACAAAATCGTTCTCCACCTCTACCTCACCATACCAGTCATTATCCTCGTATCGGATAGCGTACTGTCTCTCTTTGCACCACTCTTTGAGGTGTGACAAGAGACCATGATACAGTTCACCTGTACCAGGTGAGTACAGATGGATCATTCCATCCCAGTATCTGTATCGTGGTTGACGCTTTAGAAACTTTGCCTCTGGTAATTCAAAGGAGAAGTAGTCTGCCAATTCACGATGGACATGAGGTTCCGATGAGATCTGTAGATAGACCTCATTCTTTTTCTTGACAACTAGTTGAGACATTAGTTTCCATTAATAAATTTTTCCCATTCAATAGCACTCTTGATCTGGAAACCTCTGTTAGAGATTTGCTTCATCACATGATCGAGGAAGTATAACATTTGATCAATGTACTTGACCTTTGCCTCGGTGTTGATGAGTTCGTCATCTGACTCCAGATACACCTTCATCTTTTCTGATGTCTTAATACTAGTACCAAAAGGTTTTTCGGCGTAGGTTTTAGCGTCAGCTTCTCCACCGTAGTATTCTCTCTTATCTCGTAGGAGTTTACGATATTCAAACTCCAGTGAGGTTTTAATTTGTGAGAGATCTGTGTAATGGTTTAAGTATTTATTGTGCTGGAAAGGGATCTCCAACGCAAGACGTGCCAGATCTTCAGAGTATTGTTTGTTCTTAAATTGAAAATCGATTTGTGTATCTTTGGTCCACTCTTCCTTAATTGATTGGAAGCGTTGATGTAAGGAGTTGAAATTCATAAAGGTTGCATTGACAAATCATTCACTGTGTACCTGTGATACTTAAAGGTGACAGTTGCAGTAAAGAATTCAACTTCACTGACCGTGGCATCAAAAGGTATGCTGGTTAGAGATACTGGAATCAAATTCTCAAAGTTCACAATAAACTGTGGATTGAAATTTGATGTCAGAATCATGAGGTTCCCATCAGAATATCCTTCTGGTTCTCCTGCAAATGAATCTGCGTTACCGTAGTCTCTAATCCAATTCCAAACGGACATGTAATTCTTGAGGTCTTCATCAATGATGAATCTCAATGACAGGTCTCCATATTCTACACCACCGCCAGGGATAATGGGGGCACTTCTGAACGGTGTTGCCACTTCGACAACTGGCATGTTTACATCAGGAATGCTTGCTGATTGACAGAAAAAATCCACCCCTTCAAATCTTTCCATCCGAAAGGTAAAACCTGTTGGGGATAGAAAGTTTCTATTGGATGGTTGTTTCTTGTACCAATCAGCAGTCATGTCAACTTCCCAAGCACTACTATTTAGCAGTCGTTAAAGACCCCTCCTACAGTGGATCCTAGAGATGACCCTGCCTTCTGTCCTAGGAGAAGTGCCCATCCACCTGCTAACCAACCCACGTAGGGGATGCTAGCGACCGCTGGGACGGCGACACCAGCAGCTATAGCACTACCTGCCATCGCACCTTGAGATCGTGCTCCAGCGTCCGCCGCGATACACTCGGCGCTGACACCTCCTGTCTTTCCCACTTCACCTATTTCACCTCCGATGTTGCGAGTGCCATCCATGGTGTACTGGTCTCTGCGATACTCGTCACGCATTTCAGTACCACCACGACCAAAGAATCCCTTCCTCTCTTGATTGAGTCGAAGTGATTTTTCTGATTCTAGAATAGCAGGATCGTTTGCTTTGTATTCAATCTGGTATCCGTCCTTACCTGCTTTGATACTGTAAGATGAATAGTCACCACGAGGAATGTTGATGGTTGGAACCTGTGGTACAGTTGGTTCTTCTGGTCTGTGAATTACATATCCGATCAGACCGATGTGTGATACAGCAAACAACGCACCAATAGTTCCGATGAGAATCTTGAACGTTGACGGTTTCTTTGTCTCTGTCTCTGTTGATGGTTCTACTTTCTTTGCTGCTCGTCTAGCGTCTGCTTGTGCTTTCGCTTCTTCTAGGGATGGCATAATAACCCATAGTAAATTCTAACATCTATTTATTCAAAACATAAAAAAAGCGCCCCCGAAGGGACGCTGTGTAAACCTGGTGATGAATCACATGAGGTTTGTGACTTGTACACGTCTGTAGTACATGTTTGCATTTGCGGTGAGCGATTCGCCATCGGGGGTGCCGTTGTATGCACCGTTGGTGGTGACGAAAGGATTGCTGACCATGCCGTAACGAGTCTTGAAACCAATCTTTGGTTGGAAGGTATCAGGATCGATAGAACGTACCATCTGGAGAGGTACATAGGGGCAGTAGAAGAGACCTGCATCATAAGGGGAAGTACCCTTATAACCGATAACATAGTAGTGCTTGTCGGAGAGGTTCGCTGCATAAGGATCAACGTAGACCTTGATGCGACCGTTGATAGTACCTACGGAGAGGTTACCAGTGTCATCAACATCACCGATGGAAGGACCACCAGCGCCAGTTAGACCGCTGCTGTAGTCGAGAACTCCTGCCATTGCCAGTGCCGAAGCGACATCAGCAGAACAGATCAGGAAGTTGCCCTTTCCTCTACGAGTCTCTTGTGCGATTGCGTTAGCGTCACGCTCGATCTGGAAGAGAAGTCCTTTGAATTTCTCAACAGACCATCTGCCGTTGGAGTCAACGTCGAGGTCGAAGATGCCAGCGTTAGCAACGTTGTTTTGAGCACCTTTCTTTGCAACTGTGTAGACAGTACGGACGACTTCACGGTTGATTTCTGCGAGAACTTCGCTAGAAAGGATGTTAGCAAGTTCTTGCTCTGCATCCAGACCATGGATCGCCTTGAGGTCTTGTGCCAGTTCCAAGGTGTATTCTGCTTTGAGTGCTCTGGACTTTGCAGTCACAGAAGTCTTCTCAATGCTGAATGACATCTCACGGAACAGACGGGAAGCTTCGCCCATCTTCTCCAGGTTCTCACGGCTCATGCCACGACCTACTTCGTAGGTTCCAGGGGAGGAGTCGTTAAGGAGTGAAGGGTTGTTGCCTTCGGAATCGCCACCAACACCAGCGCCAGTTCTAGGAGTATAAGCTCCAGCAGAAGCGTCGTGTGCAGCAGAGAATCCAGTGTCGGGCTCGTTGAACAATGCCTCTTCGCCGCCTTGGTTCTCGTAGCGGGAACGCATTGCGAAGATAAGTCCAGTAGGACCAGACATTGGTTGGACGCCACATACGTCATATGCCATCAGGTTAGGCATTGCACGACGGACGAGGGAGATCAGTACAGGGTCGAAACCTGCAAGACCTGCAGTGTTAGCGTTGCCGAGTGCGCTGCCAGCAGGAGAAACAGTACCAGCGCCTAGGCTGTTAACTGCAACTTCGTTTAGCATGCCGCGCTCTTCGCGCATGAATCTTTCTTGGTTCTCCAGGAGGACAGAGGTGACAGCCTTCTTATAACGGTCTCCGATAGGCGAGGAGCCTTCGTGACCTAGAACAGGTGCCCACTTTTCCTGAAGCTTTTCTGCGTTAAACATTTTAGCTTGTTAGGGTAAGGAAAATTTATAAAATTATTATCAGGAATTCCAGCGATTAATTGCTTGGAGGTACTGTGCCATTGCTGGGGATACCTCTTCGCCTTCGACTGGTGCTTCGTCAGTAGCTTCTACAGCAGGGGAAGCAGGGTTTGCTGGGAAGTATGATTCACGGAGGGTCTTAACCTTCTCTGTAAACTTCTCTTCAGATTCAAACTCTACGCCTTCTGCTAGAGATGCCAGCTTGTCTTTTTGAGTATCTGCCAATCCTTCCGAAACAACGTTCAGAATTACAGTTTTTGCAGTCTCATCTAGACGACCTTGAAGTTTCACGTTGCGCTCAATTTGTTGGTTGAGGCTGTCTTCCATCTTACGAATGTCTTCAGTCAATCCTTCGACAACATCAACTTTGTCGTCGGGGATGTTAATGTAATGCTCTTGGAAGAGATTCTTGAGTCCAGAGATGAAGTCTTCGGTAATTTCGTTACGAATACCACGATCGATGGATACTTGGTTCTCTTCTAACCATGCTTGAATAGCGTACTTGATAGTACCGCCAACCTCTTCTGCAAGCTCACCCTTAACGGTTGCTACTTGCTCGGAGAGACGAGTCTCAAACTGCTCTTCGAGTTTTGCCCACTCTTCAGACAGTTTGGATTTGACTGCTGCTTCAAAAATTGTTGCTGCTTTCTCTTTGAACTCTTCAGAGAGTTCTGTTCCTTCGGTGAGTGCTGCAACATCTGCACTCATGTCAAGGGATTCAAAGGAAGGTTTGATGGGATATGTTACATCAGGACCAGTGCTGGTTGCATATGCTGCGTCAGCACCAACGGTTTGAGTCTTGCCCTGATCGCCAGGATCATTGATGTTAGCGGTCTGTGCAGTACCATCGCTCTGTGCGCCTTTAGCACCAACAGGAGCAGATGCTTTAGCACCAGGATTATCCTCGCCCTCATCGTTTCCGTCTGGACGTGGACCACCGTTGTCGGTGACTGACTGTTGAGCTCCGTAACCATTGACAGCATCAGTGCCTACAGTTGCCTTACCTTCACCAGCTCCAGCTTTGGAGTTGACTTCGGTCTTGGACTGGCTAGACGCTTCATAACCGCCACCACCAGGAATAACTGCTGCAGATACTGTTGGCATAGGATCGCCCGCTTCTACAACTAGACCTGATTCAGTTACAAACTCCTCAAATTTTTCCTTTAACATATCTGACATTTGAGTTTCCCCTTGAATTTCTATAGCTATTTCTATGATTATTTATTAAATTAGAGATTTGACAGGAAGTGTTCAAAGACCTGTAGGGTCCTCTCTTCCAAATCTTTTTTGGATGATTCACTAATGTATCCCTGGTATTTAGACACAGTTTTCTCCTTTAGGAGTCCGTTGTCCCATACCCATTCCTTACCTTCCATAATGCCGTTTACAAATGCATCAGGAGCGGAAGGATCTGCAACAATGTCTGCTGCAGTCGCGAGCATAAAGTCATCCATAACATAGTTGGCGTTTTCACGCCTATCAATGCTACCCATGCCGCGAGAAGAAACACCAAGTTTCACACCCTCACCAAGGAGAGACTTGGCAATGTTGCCCATTGGTGTGTCGAGAATTCGTGCCTTACCTACGAAGTTATTTCCCTCTGCCTTGAGTGACATGATCCTGTGGGATACACGATCAAGGTTTACAGTGGGACCATCGGGGTGACCGAGTTCTCCTAGAGCACGACCTTTGGTTACGTACTCTTCGTTGTAACGACCTACTTCTTTTTCCAGAACAGAAAATGGATAGACTCTTCCGTTACGGTTTTTTACTTCCGACTGGAGGAATACACCCTCAATGTAGAGGTGCTTCTGACCGTCTTTTTCTTCGGTCAAAAGTTTGACCTCCTCAATGTTTTCTGTAATGAGTTTCATTCTTCTGGAGTATCTGTAGGTTCATCAAAGTAGCTAGAAGCTACACTCTGCTTGTACTGATCAATCACGTCCTGTGCTTTGCCGTATAGATAATCGTTAATTTTATCTAACGCTTCGCCACGCTTCTTGTCAGCAATCAAATCAACAATGTCAACGAGTTCAGACTCTAGTGGTGTATCCATAGTGTAATCAAGAGATTATATTTTATTTATCAGCTTTAGGTTTTGCAGGCGCGGGAGCAGGTTTCAACTTCTCCATTTCCTTTGCTTTCTCTAGTTCTCTTTCGCCAGCATCGTCTGCCTGTTGCGCTGCAATTTCTGGAGCGAAGGCAGTGTTCTGCTGGTTCATCATCTCTAGAGAATTGACATCGACTGGATCGATTGCCATGCCACTGTCAATGTCAGATGACATCTGCTTGTCAATCTCCTTGTACTCCTTCTCGGTCTGCATGAGAACCTGACGACGGATGTACTCGGTAGAGAAATACTTTCCAACGAAAGGATCCATCTGGGTAACGAGAGTGACGCGCTGCATCATCATCTCCTGTTGCTTCAATTCATTGAAGTGATTGTCAAACAGGAAGTCATATTGGATATGCTCTTCCATGTCCTCCCAATCTTCAGGAGCGATGACACCCTTGAGGATAAGTTGAGTCTTGAGAATGTCGTGGAACAAACGTGAGAAACGCTTGCGAAGACGACCGATGAACTTACTGAACTTCAGTTCATCACGTAGGATCTCTGTAGACTTGCCTAGGTTGAATGCTTTGTTGTCGTCAGTGAGACGAGAGGGTGGCAAGTTCAGGGAGTTGTATAGTTTCTTTTTGAAATACTCAACGTCCTTGAGTTCACCTAGGTTCTGACCACCAGGTAGTGTGGAGATCTCTGTGCCTCTACCACCTTCGCGGCGAGGTAACCAGAAATCTTCCAGCATACTCATGTGCTTTTTATCATCTCTGATCTCTCCCGTCGAAGCATCGTAAACCAACTTATTACGATAACGTGCCATGACATCACGGAGGTATTGTTCTGCCTTGACTTTAGGAAGATTACCAACATCGATGTAAAAGATTCTGCGTTCGGGTGCTCTGGACAAACGGTAGATGACCAGAGAGTCTTCAATCATACGAAGCTGATTGAGAGACTTGATTGCTTTGTGTAAGAAGGAGAGACTGTACTTCTTGTTCAGATCCATCACACCCGAGTTGACGGTAGCGATGGAGTCGGATGCAATCTTGATTCCGTTATTGGTTGCGAAGTCTGATGCACTGTTGTGTGGCATCGACATCGAACCAGAGAAACCCTTGGGTTGGTAGATGTAATACTCTACGTAATTGCCCCAATCATATTGCAACGCAGTACCTTTGACTGCTTGAGGATCTGATGCAACTCTTGGGTCTTGAATCTTTTGACGAACCTTACGAATCTTGACTGCATCAATGTTTCGTAGTTCTAGGATACCTGCTTTGGGGTTTTCAAGATCGATGACCTTGTGGTAATATACCCTACCATCCACATACCAATTACGAATGATCTGATGAGCGTTCTTGTCGAAGTTCAACATCTTTAAGATGTGGTCGAACTCATCTCTAATCTTTTTCTTTACTCCAGCACCCATCTGAAGATTTGATAGTTCGATCTCAACGGGTGCATCATCTGCATCGCTGACAACAAACTCATTTACAATTTCATCAATGGCAGTGTCTACTTCTGGGTGTAGCGACATGTCTCTATATCGCTTAAGTAGTTCGTACTCGTTTTTCGAGACGCCTTCTACATCTACGTAAGTACCAAAATAGCCACCTGCTACGGTGGCTACGCTGTCATCACTATTAGGGGGAACAGGAGATTGACCCTTGCTCCCCCCGCCATCTTTGATTAAAAAACCAAACAGTTGACTCATGATCTATTGATCTCTAAATTACCTGATGAACTATTTATCAGGTCAGAAAGATCACTTCTTGATCTCGATCTGGGAAGAACCAGTTGTACCACCCTTGAGTGCCTTCCAGTAAGAATACTGGAACTCAACTGTGAACTCTTCGATCTGATCGTTGCTGTCATAAGCAAGGTCGATCTGGGAGATGCTAGTTGGGAAAGCAAAGTACAGTTCGTAAGAACGTAGTTTGTTGGGTGATTCTGGTTGTGCCTCGTCCTTACGGAGTTGGTGTACCTTCATGTTCTGCATGTATCCATCAGTTGCACTAGGCTGGAACAATGGAGCATTGTTTGCCTCGTGAGTGTTGATAGACTCCAACCATTGCTCGAAGAAACCACGAACCTTCATGTCCTTATCGTTGAAGAACGTTGCAGACCAGGTGTCGAATGTACGATCACCAGCGATCTTGACAGTTCTTCCTCTGAAAGGAACTTCGATTACACCCAAGTTGGATGCAGGAAGTGCAGTGGATTTGCAAAGAAGGTTGACCAGTTTCTGATCTTCGCTGTTTGCAGTTGGTTCGTTATCGAGTCCCGCTGGGAACGGGATCTCGACACTGAACATATTAGGCTTGACGCCTTCACCAATTTTACTTAAGAAACTTGAGATGTTTGCCATTTGTGTTTACCTTTCCTTTTTTGGGTTATCAGTTACCGATTACTTCAGCGAACGAAACCCCAGTCTTCGTTGCAGTAAACGTTACGGTGATGTAGTTGATGGAACGGGTTGGTTTCATGAATAGTTCTGCAACAAACTCGTTACGGTCAACAACGTCGGGGGTGTTGTTTGATTCATCACATACCACAAGGAAATCAGTTACGCCGCGACGTGCTTGTACTTCAGCAAGGTAGCTAGTTGCTGCCGTGAGGAAGGAAGAACGTGTTGTCGCGTCGTTTTGTTCAAATAGCACTGCCTTGGCAAGTCCACCAATTCTTCTCTCAACATTGAGGAAGAGGCGACGAACGTTGATACGATCGAAGGAGGAAGGAGATGCGAGTGCAGTCTTGTCGCCAAACAGAGTGACGCCACTGCCAGGGAATACAACAACAGGGTTGATTCTGTTCTGGTAGAGTTCGTCTCTATCTGCTTTGCTAGGATTGTATGCTAGTTTGATAGCGTTACGTAGCGAACCTCTGTTCAGACCAGCAGGGGAATACCAGTCATCGAGCAGAGCCGATGTGTTAACGCAGAGACCAGCGATGTCTCCGTTGCAAGGGATGTAGCGATACTTATCGTTGAAGCGGTCGTAGAAATACTTGTAACCGCTATCGAAAACAGCATAGGACGTGGAAGTCATGCCGTTAAAGAAGTTGAGAGTGTTCTCTCTTTGCTGTTGGCTGGTTAGTGAACCATTGGTGCCAACTTGGTTTGTCTTGTGAGGAGAAACGAAAGCAATACAGTCCTTTCTACCAGCAGCAATTGCAATAACTTTGTTTGCTTTTGCTTTGGTGTCGAGTTCTGTAGCGAGTGATCCGCCCATGAGAACAAAGTTCAGGTTAGGAACTAGTTCTGTGTCAGCGAACTCATCGAATGCGTTCTCGATTTCTGCAGGAGTGTAGTTGTAATCATCTGCACCACCAGAAAGATCGACAGCGTTCAATCCTAGAAGTTGCATCTTGCCACTGATGGCAGAACCTGCAAGGTCTAGTGCCTGACCAACACCATCGGTGGAAGGATTCCAACCAGCAGCAGGAGCAGTTCCGTTAAAGAAGAACGAAGACTGTTCAGCAATGATGTCTCTGTAGAAGTTAGCAGCGCCTTCGGAGCTTCTGCCGTCGCTCAACTTGGAGACATAAAGGATTCTCTCAAGGATTGTGTTAGCAGAACCACTGACTGCACCATCGGTATCGATAACTGCGAAGTGAACTTCGTCATACTCAACACCAGATTCTACAGCGAATGCAGATGATCCAGGACGAGGACCGATAGCACCGAGGGGAAGACCAGTGCCAGGGATGATTGTATTGGTGTACCAATCTTTGACTGCAGAGATTGTGATTGCAGTATCGGTTACGGTAGCAACTTCAAAAGTTGCATCTCCGTTGCCACCACCAACGGTGAGGACTTCACCAGCAACGTATCCAGAACCACCAGCAGCAATTGCGATTGCGCCGACAGTACCTTGAACAGTAGCGATAGCGAAGGTTGCATCGGATCCGCCACCAGCAATGGTGATAGTGTCGCCTACGGTGTAACCAGTTCCAGGGTTAGCGATTGCAATCGATGTAACTGCACCAGCAGAAGTGGTGATGTCAACCGTCAAACCAGTACCAGTACCACCAGTAGTTCCTTGAGCGGTAGCATTGATGTATGCAGTACCACCTTGACCACCAGCAACGGTGAGAGGAATACCAGTTGAGACTGTGATGTTGACTGTAGCACCAGTACCTGAACCACCAGAGACAGCAACAGCAGTCGCGCTGTTGTATCCAGTACCACCAACGATCGTTCCGACGCTAGCGACAACTCCAGTATCAGGAGAGTCGATGCTGTCAGAAGGTGTTAGTCTGCTGGTAGGCTCATCTAGGATGAGTGCAGCTTCTAGAGTTGTGGAATTCCAGCTGTAGACAACTGCTTTCTTACCACCAGTGAAGGTGACTGTATCGCCCATAGACAGACCAGCAGGTGCTGCTGTTAGGGTTGCGATTTGGTCAGCACCACGGTCAACAGCGACAACCTTGAGGGAGTTGCCCCAGGATCCTGCTGATCTTGCTACGTAGCGATTACCATTTCCATTTCCTGCTTCCCAGTCATCGTCATTCTTGACTAGGACTGCTTGTCCACCATCCGATGCACTGTTAACGCTTGTAGCAGCACGAACGACTGCGAGGCGACCGCCGTATCCGAGGAATTCAGATGCTACGAAAAAATCTTCTGCGTTAGAGTCGGTGGGTTGACCGAATACTGAAATTAATTCTTTTTGTGACGCGATATTCACGACCTTTCCAATAGGTCCTTTTTGGAAAGTTGATGCGTGTGCAGCAGTAATAGTGCTTGCACCGACAACAACAGCATTACTAATGTCACGCTCTTTTAAAACAATTCCAGGCGAGACTTGACTTGCCATGTTTTTCTCCTTGAGTAAACCAAATTTGATCTATAGGTATTTAGATTTTTGGAACTTTCAAGTGGGGAAACCATGCACGAACCCTTTACCAGTCTGGGTATATGTCTTCCTTTAAATTACGCTTCCTACTCGTCACTCTTTTCTTGGTACACTCCTTACATTCATAGGACCACGCAGACAATGATGTCCTGTCTGGTCTAGATCTATAGAAGTCTGTGGTAAGATCTTTAATTTTTTTGCACGATCTACATTGCCTCTGTTGAAACAGGACAGTATCTAAATCAAACAGATCATCTACATCCATTTATATACTCCACATGTATGAGACATCTTCTTGGGTATCTCCATATTCCCAGACAGTTCCA